ATATGTGCCGGTGTATTGAATTGGATTCCAAACACCAGTGTCTTCGTCGAATTCGCCGAAATCGGTCGCTTCTAAAGCCTGGCCGTCGATGAAGTGGTGTTCAGCTAAGTATCCATCTAAATATACTGGAGCAGATCCAATATAATGTGCTACGGCGGCATTTACATAACTCTGCTCACTTGTGGTTGGATAATTTGTGGTTTGGAACGAAGTCCACCTGACTCCATTGACATATAATCTTGCCCTGTCTGTACTCGTCGTATTTGTATAGTCAACGCTTAAGACTAAGTGATACCAAGCAGAAGGATCTCTAAAAAGGCCGTTTGCTCGTAAAACGACCCTATTGTTAGCTTGGCTTCTGTCCCAATAATGAAATTGACTAGCCGAAAGATAAACATATGCTGCAGCGGTGGCACCGCTAGTGGTTGTCGTAAACAGATAATGACTGCCTATTTCGCTTGGTTTGAGCCAAGCACTCCACGTCCAAGTTGTTCGGTTGGATGAAGCAAAAGTCCTGTTCAGATATGCAGTGTCGTCGTCATTGAAGCGCAAGCTACGCTCAATCTGATACCCAGCTGCACCAGCAGCTCCGCTAGACGCGCCAGCAAGGATATTGCTACCAATAACGCTCATGAGTAAGCCAGGGTGACGACAGCGTGAATAGAAGTGGTTGACCGCACGATGTAATCCAAACGGTCAACGGTGCTAGCAGCAGTGCTCAAAGTAGGTGCAGTGCCGCCAGCAAAATCCCAGTAGCTGCCAAATGAAGCCGTCCTAGATCCGGTGCCGTCCTGCACAAGGAAAATCGACCCAGACTGCCCAGCCGTCAGGTTGCTTGGATTAGCAAGCGTGACGTTTGTCCCAAGCGTCAGCGTGAAGTTGTTGCTGTCCGCAAAATCAGGCGTGACCGTTGAGCCACTTGTCAGCGTTGTGATCTCGCCGCGCTGACCCGCAGTAAACGTCTGAGCAACATCAGTTTTGGCAGTGTCAGCGTCGTAAGCCTGAACAGTGCTGCCTAAGTCTCCTGACTCCAGCAGGTTGTCAACAGTCAGCGTCTGAGTGCTGCTGGTGATTGAATCAACTTTGACGGTTCCGAAAGCCATGATTCAGAGAATTGCCCAAACAGCCCCGGACGGGACAGTAACAGTCACACCATTGTTGACTGCAACAGGCCCAGTGCTAACCCCATTGTAGTTGGTTGTCAAAGTGTAATCACTGGAGATTGTTTGCTGGTTTTCAAGAATGACGCTTGCGACGGCTGTTGAATCTCCCCAGGTAACAGCGCCTGAAGGGCCGCCGCTTTTGATGACCTGGCCGCTGGTGCCGTAGTTCGCGCCAGCTAAACCAATCTGCCCGGCAGGGCCAATCCTGATCCGCTCAGTGCCTTCAGTTGTGACTTTGAAGTGACCGTCAGACCCAGTATCAACAACCTCAGCTTCAGTGTTGCCCTCATTGATTTTGTCGAGGCTTGCACTGATCTCAATGCTGCCGCCTCCGTTTGTGATTGAAACGCCAGAACCACCCGTAAGCGTTGCCTTGTCCAAGGTGTTGCCAGTGGTGTTGCCAATCAGCAACTGGCCGTCTGTATAGCTGGTTTGGCCGGTGCCGCCTTTGTCAACTGCAATCGTTGATGCGGACCAAGTACCCGTGGCAATCGTGCCAACACTCGTCAGGCTGGAACTGACAACAGCACTCCCCAAGCTGGTCGCATCTAGGACCTTTGTGCCGGCAATCTGAAACTCTTTGCCAGTCGCGATGTTGACATGCTCAGAGAAGTCCCAGCTATCGGTGCTGTTCGTCCAAACGATTGTGTGATCTGTTGCGCCTTTAAGCGTGATGCCGCCGCCGTCTGCCGTGACATCAGTTGGTGTGGTGACAACACCAAGCTCAATGTTTTTGTCTTCAACCGTCAGCGTTGTGCTGTCGATTGTCGTTGTTGTTCCGTTTACGGTGAGATTGCCGTCAACAGTGACGTTGCTGTCAAACGTGGCAACGCCCGTGACATCAAGCGTTCCTGCAATGTCAATGTTGGTGTCGAGCTTTGCTGAAGTGATCGACCCATCGGCGATCTCGGCTGTTCCGACAGTCCCAGAAGCTGCAGCCGTGATGCGTCCCTGAGCGTCAACGGTGATGTCGGCTGCTGTATATGAACCAGCGGTGACGGCTGTGTTCGCCAGCTTGTCAGCCGTGATCGCGTCATCGCTAATGTCCGCCGTCGCCAGCGGATAGCCAGAGATTGAAAAGCCTGGATAGTAAGTAAGTGAATTCCACGCAGTGGACCCATCACCCAGCTTCGCCTTCTTTGTATCCGTCTCAAAGCCGAGTTCGCCCTCTAGCAGCGTGGGGTTTGCTGATGTCCAGCCTGCTGCGGTGTCGCGCCGCTGCTGCATCTGGACCTTAACTTGCGTTGCAGCCATCGTCAGTCAGCGTTGAGAATCAGTGTAGCGAGGGAGCTTGTCGAGCCAATCAGCAAAAATGGCGCAGTTCCGTCAAAAACAAACTTACTGAAGGCCTCCTCTGCAGGCAATGTTGCTGGCCCGCCGTCAAGATGAAACAACAGCTCAATTCCTGTCACCGCTTCAATCGTTACGCTTACATTGAAGTAAACGCCGAAATGCTCTTCTGCAGGCGTCTCCACATAGCGAAAAAGGCTTGCCGAATCGGTGATGTTGACCGATCCAAAGATGGCAGACGGCACCAAAAACTGTCCGGCCGTGCCTTGGTTTTGAGTGTAATGATTCCGGATTGAATCAACGTCCGTCTGCTGCAAATTCAGATATTCAAGAGTGAATCTCTGACTGTTGATGAAGTTGTTGTTTCTGAAGCGAATAGGACCAACACCGAAGGAGGTGTACTCACTAACCTGCGGCAAGCCTTGGCTAAATGAGATTGAGTTTGGGTAAAGAGTCGGAAACGTTGTCATGGCTAGATGTCATAAGGGGCGACTAACTCAAGCTCAACCGAAACCTCAACATTCCCCGGCGAGAAACTAACCTCAGGCGGTCCAACGTAAATCCATTGATACCCGGTCGGGAAGCTAAAGCCTCCACCGTCCGTGATTGATGACGGCAAATCGAAAGGCTGGAATCTGTTCTGAACGCCATAGTGGAAGAATATGCTGTTTTGATCGTCAATGGTCCCGCTGACAAACGTGAGCGAAAGCCTGTAATTGGTCGCCGCATTGTTCCTTCTAATCGTCACCTTTTCTCCAGACAAGGTGCCAGCGCTCATGACAGCAAAAGAACCCGGCGTGTAGGTTCGCGTCTGCGGTGTCAGCGTGGGAAAGTCAGCCATGATCAACTAGCGCAACCGACGCTGTAGTTCCATGCCGTGCCCGATGTTGGAGCATAGACAGTGACAGTGATGTAAGGGTCAGCACTGGTTTTGTTGACCGTTACGGCAACGTTAGTGCCGCTGACGAATCCAGTGTCTAGCGTTGCGGCCCCAGAGATGACAAAACGATCTTGAATTGTATAGGCCGTGTAAGTGAACGTGAATGAGGCAGGGTAAGCCGTGCCAACGTTAATGACCTTGGTAAACGTGCCTTGGTTGCCGGAATCGCCACCGCCGGGACAATCTTGGATCTCATCAAATACATCAACAGTGTCAGATTCAATCGCTGCTCCGTAGCCATCCGGCGAGCTTGGATCTGGGCACCTGCCAACGCCGACAACCTGCACACCCTCTTGCTGCAGGGCTTCAGTAACAGCCAAAGTCGCGCCAACACCAGAACCAATCGATGTCCTTTCGCCTGTGTTGATATTGACCTTGAACCACTCAATGAACGCACCAGCACAGCCAGGCGAATAAGACAAAGTATCTCCAGCCGTTGGCGTGCCTGTGTAACCCGTGATCTGCGGGTTGCTGTTGCTTGCACTGCCATCCAGTGACTCATCAATCGGATCGTCTTCTAGGTCAGCGTCCACGGTTTCATCTAACCCGCCGGGGAACGACGCATCTTCAATCGTTAGCTGATTGCCATCTGGATCCAAAACAGGATCACCGTTGTCATCGACCAACGCATCGGCTGGAGTAGCAATCTCGATAGAAGTGTCTGTAGACCCTGGTGCAGTTCCACCGCCGCCAGAGGCTGTGCCTATGGCTGTTGTATTTGTTGAACTGTTTACGTCTCCGTCAAAAGTGCTTCGGCCCACGTTAATTGTGTTTCCTGCCCCAGTCGCTGCGTCAACCTCACGGGCAACAATACTGCGCCCTAATCCATCAATCGGGAAATGAGTTAAGTCATAAGTGATTGAAGCTGCAAACGTCTTTTCAATCCTGTTGATTTCATAGATTTTGTCATGGTATTCAACCTGCCCTTCACTGGTCTCTCGCCTCAAACGAACACGCACCAAATCGCCAACAGTCAGAGCAACGTTGTAATTTCTCTCTCGGACTGTTAGGCGCAAGTGATGCGTGACGAACTTGCGTTGAGCCAGGCGATATGTTCCGACCTTCACCGCATGATCCTCATTAGTGCAATAGTTGCTCATATCAAGGTCAACAAACGGGCCGTTGGCGGCTTCGTTTTCGTACCGGACCTGAACAGTGCGGACTAGACCGAAATCAGCTTCAGGCTGTTGACGCCACTGAACAACAAAGCAAACAGGCTCCCTGTCTTCAAGACTGATGTATTCAATCTCAAAACCACCAGGCAAAATGTGCTCTTCAGTGAACGTAAACTCCGGAATGATTTGAGTTGTCTTGATCGTGTGATCAGTGTTGTAGGGCAACCGCGGTTTTAAGCCAAACTTGCCGCCCGAGTTTGTGACCTTAAGCAGGAAACTGGTCGATGTTGCCTGCAGCCAATCCAAGAAATTCTGGCTTTCCCTCAGCTCACCATTGAACAGAAAACCGTTCGCATCAACAAATTTCGCAGCAACAGTAAGCGCAGTGTTGTCGATCAAATCGTCAGCAAGCCTGTTGTTTGCTTGAAACAGATGCTTGACGAGATCAACAAAATTATCCGACTCCCCTGAGACGCCGTCAACCAAGCGTGTTACTTGCAACCCACTCCTAACAAATACACTGACAGATTTGTTGACGCTCTGATCTTCACTAACATTCTCTGTGTACTCAAAACTGAGAGTCGTCAGCCCGCTGTAAGAACCTGAAGTGCCGGTGAAGGTCGGCAGATCGCGCTCTTTGTAAGTGATAAAAGGATAAACAACGCCCTGACCACTAGGTAGCTGAACAGCGCGATAAACCTTGTCTCCTACCTTTGCTGTTTGACCCACAGACAACGTAGACGCATCGAAATCATATTCTCCGTTAGCATTTGCAGTGATTGTATAGCTGATGTAATCGCTAATTTGATTGCCTGGGCTCCATGTTCCCGCCCTACCATCATAGGTTTGATTAAAGGTGCCTTTTCGAGAATTACCGTAAAACAAATCTCTAACCTGCAACTGAGCCAGGTTCCCCTCACTCAGCACTAGAAGATATTTTATGTTGTAGCTTTCAAATAACGAAGCG